AAGTTTGACGAACTTGGATTATATCAGGCTCTCCGTGGTTTTCACGAAACTTTTTAACGTGTTTCGAAGAAGTAAAATAAGAAGTCCATAAATTATCTGGATGACAATTACGAGCAAATCTAACTCCGATAATACCATTTATCTAATGTTTTCCAACCGGATAAGATAAGTGAAAGGTGTATAAGTATTTTTAGTCATTTTAATCTCCTTTACAGATTATTGTGATTGGAGATTTAACTTATTAGCAGTAGGTTAAATCTCTTTTATTTTACCTCTTTATTCCTAACTGAAATTCATCCATTATCATAAAGTTAAATCCATTTTTTTGAGCAAACTCAGTAGCAGCCTTCCATTTGTCTTGATTGACTATCCAGGTTTTCATTGCTTCTATATATACCTCTTTATTCTTTCCTTTTTTTGGTGGTTTTGTTTGTGCATTTGGTTTAACTTCGATGATATACTTTTTTTCAGACCCATCAGACTGCTTAATAATAGCCCAGAAATCAGGGAAATACCTTCTTACTCTCATATCTACTCTTGAGTAATAAGGTATTGCTTTGATTTCTGATCCCCACTTTAATACCGAAGGATGTGTATCAAACCAAAAAGCCAAATGAGACTCCCAGGAACTTCTCATAGTAATTTCATTTAAGTTTCCAACATATTTACTTGGATTTATTGGCTTGTATCTAATTGGATCTGGATATTTTTTCATTATTATAATTGTCTAATTTGATATTATACTTTTAACTTCTTCTATATCATAATCTAATACTATTCCTGTAGGAGAATAGGTTGTATTATTTTTAAAAAAGCCTTGAAGTCCTTGTTTCTCGATAAGTTGTTTATTACCTTCTATAAGAAATTCTATTTCTTTTAAGGTTTTTCCTTCAAATTCTTTTTTAGTGACATCGTTAAAATTAATATTATCTTGATTCATTTATATTTCCTTATTTCATTTTTTCATTTAGACGCTTTTTAATAAGTTCTAAATTAACTGTGATTGTTGTTTGAGTATAAATTTGACAGATATGCGATACAATATAAGTTCCTTTAAAATACTTGTCATAAATTTCTCCTTCATCGGTATCTTGATGGCTTGGTAATTCAACCTCACAGTTTTGTCCAAGCATATCCCATATCTTAGCACCACCAGGTATCTGTATTTGTAATTTATTCTGCTCTAGTTTCATCAAATTGCTTTTTCTTGAAACATGCCATTTAGTTACTTGGTCATCTATTGTCTGATTTGAGTGCAATCCTGGGTGTTTAGGTAGAAAAGAAATATTAGCATTTTCCGCTTGGTCAAAAATCTCCCAAGGTTTCTTTTCTTTATCTTCTTCTATATCGTCACCAAAACTGAATGTTTTACTTTCCCATTTTTTATTGATAACATCATAAGATAGTAGTTTAGTTTTATAGTAACCAGTCCCTAAATTACCCATACCATCATAATCAAAAGTAAAGTATTTATTAATCATTAATCCATAATCATCTTCAAAATCACCAGCATCATTTCTAAAACTTGTAGGCTTCTGCTTAAAAGTAATTCCGCTCTTTTCATTTTTATAAATTTCTTCTATACTTCTAAACCAGTATTTATCAAAGTCTTTCATAAAAAATATATAGTCACTTCTATTTTCTTTTAAAGCAAGTTTTGCACACCACCAAGCAGCAACAAATGGGGTCCAATTTGGAACAATAACGTGGTAAGTAATATCACTTTCATCCTGTTTTTCTAATTGTCCATTTAAAAATTCTGAGCATATATTAGATACAGTTGTTTCTGGTTTCTGATTTGAATATGTCTTTGATATTCTATTAGTCTGATTGGTTAAAAACCCCTTTGAAGCACAGAAAAGAAGATACTGATAGTGCATCTGTCCTTTCATAATTTTATCACCAAGTTTATAAATTATAAATTCATAAGATTTATTTCCATCAAATATGCTTTCTGTTTGAGTTTCAATATCAACTTTAAAAGTGCTTCCTGGCTTAATAGGCAATCTCATAAGAATATTAGAAGAATCCTCAATAGTAACAATAGAAGTCCAACAAGGTAAAAAGATATCTTGATAAATATTGATTTGGTTTATATGAGATGTAATTTCATTTCCATCAATATATGCCTTTAGACTTTTAATATCATTAAAATTACCAGACTTTTCAACCTTCATTATTATCTCCCAGCAAGCATATTGCTAAAGCTTTCTTCGAAATCTAAAAGATGGTTTTTAGATATAATATAAATAGATCTTTTTTCTAAATCCAATTCGCTTTCATATTGAATATTTGTTACAGGAATAATATTTTTTCCAATTGAAGTTGGATTTACAGCATATCTTGATCTATAATACTCATCTTCTACATCATCGCAAATTCGTCCTGTATTAATATTCAAGAAGTGATGAATTCCTCCAAGTCCAGCACTAAATGGAATTAAAGTAGAAGTTCCATCAGTTTTAATTAATTTTCTACCTTCAGCATACTTTTTAGAAACAAATTTTTCCAATAAATATGAGTCTTTTGCCCACTCAGAAAAAGGATCAATAATATCATTAATAACTAGAAACGTCCAATAGTGAAGAGGTGATGAATATAGTTTATCACTTAGACTTTCCAATGTATCTTCATCTTTAATAGTATATTTTTGAAAAATAACAGATTTATACGATTTAATCTTTCTTAAAAAGAATGATGTTAAAATATTAGTGACCTGTTTTCTATTATTAGGATCACTTATAAAAGCATAATCTATTTTTTCAAATTTTTTAAAAAAATAGGCCATATTTTTCTCCTTTAATAACCCTGTTCTTCAACATCTTCTCTGACTACAATTTGGATTTCTGACAATTTAATATTCATCACTGTTTCAGTTGGAAATCCGTTTCTCATCATTGTCCACATACCTGCGCCCGTATAGTCAATATCTATCCCTGTAATAACCGATCTTTTAAATCTATGAATGTATTTATTTTCTCCATCCATAAATTGATATTGAACGTCAACCTCTCCTGGGTAATTAAGATATGGTGAGGTAGCACCACCAGCCGGTCCAGATGGTAGAGACCATTTTCTAAATGTAGTGATAATTTTTTTTATATTATCACAATCAGCAGTAGTGAATGGAACAAATCTAAATGTATATTGAAAGTTGCGGAAATCAACTCCACGAAAAAGTTGAGCAAGATAAGGGTTTGGAATCATACCCATTCCTAATTCAGCCAAGTCTTGAGATGGTATTCCATTTTGAGCAATTCCACTTATTCTCTGAGCCATATTTTTCATGCCCTGATTGGCAAATTTATCTGCGATCCAACTTGAAATACCTCCAACTGCGCCTACAACAGCCTGTCCTCCTCTAAAAGAAGAATCCCAGGTAATTGTGCTTGGTTGTCCAAATTGTTCTGGCATATAAAGATGTATTTGATCTTTCATTTCACTTGCTTTAGTAGAAGATCGCTCATAAAAAGTAAAGTGAATATTGGCAGGGAATGCTTCCTTGTTTCGCAAAAGTTCTGGATAATATAATTCAGACATTTTAACCTCTTTTTTTTAAAAAATATAAATACTATTGTATTTAATATACTTATAAGGAGAAAATAAATGTCAATGATAAATCATCCTATGCAAACAAATTCTTTTTCAATGGGGCAATTTGTTTGGTGGATTGGAGTTGTAGAAGATCGTCATGACCCGGAAATGCTTGGTAGATTAAAAGTTCGAGTTTATGGCTATCACACAGATGAAAAAGATAAGATTAAAACTGATGATCTCTTTTGGGCTGCTGTAATGTCTCCAATTCAATCATCGTCATTCGGAGGTGTTGGTTTTTCTCCTACGGGTATTTTAGAAGGTTCTACAGTTGTTGGCTTCTTCCTCGATGGGCACAACCGGCCAAAATCCAATCATTATAGGAACCATTTATGGTAAGCCGGAAAAAGCCAAACCTGATAAAGGGTTTAACGACCCTAAAGGGGTTTATACGGCTTATGATGCAGGAGAACAAGATACCAATAGATTGGCGCGAAATGAAAAAATAAATAAAACTCCTGTTAAGTGGAGACGAGATAGAGTTGATACA